GAGTTCGATGAGTTCGCCCTAGAGGGTGACCCAATGCTGCACCACCTGCAAGGTGAGCTGCCAGCTAATCCGGGCGAGGAGCGCCAGCTACAGCAAGTAGTCAAAGGTGCCACGGACTTCATGTTCGGTGACAAGATGCACACGGTAATTCGTCAACTCAGGGGCGGGGCAGCGAGTGACGAGGGTGATCCAAAGAACGACGGTGAGCTGTACATTAAGGTATCAACAACAGCGTATGCCATACTAAAGAGAGAGCACGATAGGATGGCAGAGGCTGGAGAGAAGCCTGAACCATCTGTGTTCTTTGCTGAGACAGGTGCCGTGCCAATAATAGTGGATGCCCTGTGGGACTTAAGCAGACAGCTAAAGCTGCCCGGTGCTGAGGATCAAGACCAGTACGCAGGTGCTGTAATTAATGTAATGAAGATGGCCGGTGAGCACATAGCAGAATCAGGGGACGAAGACGCTATCGCAGAGGCGGAAGACTTAGCTACTACCATGGCACTCACACGTGAGGACGGCTCTATGGTAGAGGAGCTAGGCGTAGGCCCTAGAGTAGAGCAAGAGCAATTCAAGCGTAAAGAATTAGCCGGCGGTATTAGTGCGGCACTATTAGGGAGCACAGTATAATGAGTGGGTTCGGTGACTTTCTTGTAGGCGCAGTGCAAGGTGGTACAGCTGGCGTAGAGCAGCGTGTACAGGATGACCTTAAGCAACAGCGGCTAATGAGCATTGAAGAGTACAGACTAGAGCGCAAGGCACACTGGGACGCTATCACTAGGGCGCAAGCTTTCAAAGAAGAGACCGATCCAGTACGTCGGGGCATACTTAAATCCCTAGCTGACGAGGACGCTGAAGATGCAGCGGCCCGCACGGGGCTGCCCGAGGCCCGTAAATCTGTGGCGCGTAAGCGCGAAGACGCGGCATTATTAGCCGGAGAAGAAGCCGGTGCTAGGGAAGAGGCAGAGATTAAAGCGCAGATACGCACCGCTAGTGCTGTTCAAGATAAAGAGCTAGCCCTTACATGGGGGCGGCTTGTTGCCGGCGCAGAGAACATGGATGCTCTCGGAATAGAACGTACTAATGATAACATTACGGCGTTGTTCAATGGCGTTCATAAAACTAAGCTGCCAACATCTGAGAACACGGCGGTAGCAACAGCAGCTAACAAGAGGTACCTAGCTCCCCAGATTGAGCGGGCAGTTAGCTCAGCTGGCGGGCTATACGGAGCGGCAATAACTCGCGCAGCTGAGGATGTCATTGGGTTTATACCAGACAAGCTCAGAGCTACTAAAGATGCTACTAATACTATTAAAGCAGATTTGCTGTCTGAATTAAACCTGTACTCCGTGGCGGTTACTTCTGAAGATAAGACTACTAATGCTGCCCGGCACTACGACAACGTAATGAAAGGGCTTACCAAAGCTGCTAAGCTTATGGGCCCAGACGAGGAAGGTCGCGCCGCGATAGTTGGTTTCAGCACTAATGTGCGCAGAGCACACGAAGAGTTAATTGAACTCCAAAGAGAACTCAACGTAAATCCTGCCATACAATATGTAGGTGTGCAAGACGCGTACGATAGGTTTAGTCTGTATAACTCTGGTGATAAGTCTAACGGCTTTGTAATATTTAACATGCCGGGTATAAGAGCAGCTAGAACTGCTAACATGGGGGACGCAGAGCGTAACGGAATATTATCGCTCGACGAATCGTACGGTGCAGAAGGTGCCCCACCCCCACCCAAGCAGGCTGTCGCTGAGCCAGCAGAGGCTGTAGAAGCTACTACTACTACTACTACTCCCCCGGCATCTACAACTCCGGGCCTAGTGGCCCCGACGGAGGAAAAACCGACAGTACTAGTGCAGATGGAGGCGGAGTTAACTGGGTATTATACGCCAATGTTACTTACAGCCCTGCAACAGGATAAAGAAAAGGAAGCAGGGAAAGCAGAGGACATATTAAAGGTGGCTAAGGAACACCTTAAGGGTGTCATAGTAGAATCAACTAAAGCTCAAGGCGGCATCGTACCTGATGACGACGCCCAGCGCATGGTAGACGCTATATGGGAGAGGATTATGAACGAACTAAAGGCAAACGCTAATGGCTATTGATTTTCTTGACGGGCTGTTAGGCCCATCAGAGCAAGGCATTACAGAAGATGAACAGTATTTAGAAGAGCTTATGGCTAGTCTAAAGGCTGCACAGCCAGTAGCAGAAGTGGAGGAGGAGGCTCCACCTGAAGAGAAGCGTTCATTTACTGAGGGCTTGAAGGCCTTTGGAGAAGGTATTACAGAGGTACCTGCTAGGCTGGAGGCTTCTAATCTAGAGCGCCAAGGCGCTAGTAAATACCACCGTGGTGTACTAGACCTACAAGAGTTGGCCAAGAACGCTACTGCTATAGTTCCGTTCTTAGATACCGATGGTAACCTCACTGATGAGGGACGTAATCGTTTCAATTTAATAGGCGGTACTAATGACGAGTTCCAAACTCGTGTGCCGGTTGAGAGTTTCCGTAAGCTAGGAGACTCCCTTAAGTCCGGCTCGACAATGCGTGATGCAGTAGCTGGGCAGATCGATACTATACAGACAGCGCTAAGTGCAGCGCAGAACCTGCTGTTACGTGGAGAGTTTACACGTCCGGGGCAGAGTGTCTATGCCAAGGCCCTGTTCGATGAGCAAGGAGAGTTCACGAGTGAGGAAGCTCGTGACTTTATGCTCAGTCCAGAGGCTAGTGTAGATGTACTAGCTGACAGCTTACACTCAACTATGCTAGTGCTAGGCGCGGCAGTAGCAGGTGGTGCGGCTGGGTCTTTGTTCGGGCCGGGCGGTGCTACGTTTGGGGCTATGCAAGCTGCTGGATTTGCATCGTACACAATGGAAAAGAAACGAGCGTTCCTAGACGGTATGCTCAAGGCAGACGTAGATGTATTCAACGCTGAGGCTGTGCTTGATTTTATAGGCCACAACCCCGACAAGCTAGCTAAGATCATAGGGGACTCCGAGTTAGAGGGCATAAGCGTAGGCGTACCAGACGCTATAGCAGTGGGCATAGGTGGGCTAGGTACTACCAAAGCCCTAGAGATAGCCGCTACCCCTGCGAAGAAAGGGCTAGTGGCCTTGGTTGTTAAAGCCGCTAAAGTGGCTGGACTAGTGGCTACAGAGCCCTTGGTACAAGGCTTCCTAGGCGCTACGGGCGCCGGGCTAGCTAAGGTGACTACAGGTCAAAAGATAAACAAAGCTGAGCTGTTAGTAGAGGGCTGGGCAGAGATGCTGGCGTTCCCCGGCGAGGCTACTGTAGGTACAGCAGCTCGTAGGATGGACGCGTACAACAAGCGTAAGCAGGAAGCAGAGCTAGATGAGCTAGAAGACTTACTGCACACGTCCCTGCGTACAGAGGCTAGTGACGCTAAGGGCCTAGTTACCACGGCTACTGCACAGGCAGAAGCTAGCTCTGTAGTTAATGAGGACACAGAAGAAATACAAAAATCGATAGAAGAAGATGGGGACGCGTTCTTTGATGACTCCGACAACCCTGAGTACGTAGCCCCGGAAGACTTAGAAGGGGACACGATCACAGAGAAGATGCAGGTTGCTATGAGCACTGCACGTTCCAAGCGTCTGGCTAAAGAGAAAGCTAAGAAGGAACAGGCCGATACTAAGGAGGCACTTAAGACAGAGACGGCTAAGCTTACAGCTGATGATGACCCAGCTGATGCCCGGAAGAAAGAATTGCAAGCAGCGTTCCAAGAGGGACGTGACATAACAGCAGCCCAAGAGACAGCTGATACACTAGTTGCTCAGCAAGCACAAGATCGTCGTAGAGATGAATTGCGTGCCGAGTTTGCTAAGGGCAGAGAGAACATAGCGGCTGCCGCTGAGCGGCTGCCTGAACCTGTCACTACACCGGAGTCCCTTGAAAGCTTAGCGGACATAGAGAAAGGTCTAGGCACAGGTAAGAAACAAGCACCTAAGCCCCTTGCTAAAGTACCCCCGTCTACAGTAGACACTACTGCTATGAAGGGTGTGCCTAGGATAGAGGAGCTACCTGAGCCCTTGATCCCTGAGAAGTTGAAGAGCGAGTTTACTGCTGCGGAGATTCAGGAAGCTACAGATGTGATGATGTCTCTAGATTTGTCTGTCGAGCAGGTATCTGCACTGGCTAAGCAGGCCGGGTTCGAGATAACCTTATCCGAGCAGGGCATACCTGAGGTAACAGAGGAAGAGCTCTCACGCCTAGCGGAAGCCACGTTAATAACCGCACGCGAACTAACTGCGAAGGCGCCTACAGCTAAGCCAGAGACTACTACCTCTAAGCAGGCCGCTGCTGATAAGGCAGCACGTCTAGCCGCCTTGCGTACGTCCATGGAACAGCAGGAAGGTGAGGGCATAGTACAGGACACGCTCACTGACACACTACTGCAAGACATAGACTATAAACAAGAGTTAAAAGACGCTACCTTAGAGGGTACGGGTGGTCGCTACAGAAGGGAAGCTTCCAAGAAACTATCAGCGTCTATGACAGCCGAGTCTATAGAGCGTAGCATAGCTAATAAAGAAGACTTGGGTAAGAAGCGCAAGCTGATCCTTACCAGTTTAAATGCGACTCTAAGGGGCCGTAAAGACTTTACCCATAAGATTAACGGGGGTAACAGACTAGGTATTCAGTGGCAGTTTGAGGAGGTCTTAGAGGACGGCACGTTCATACTGGTTAAGCGCTCTCTTAATGATGACGGCACTAATGGTAAGCGCGGTGCAGTGTTCGCGGTTAACTTCGACACACAGACTTATCCCAAGCTACGTAACGAAGGAGGTAGTGCAGATAGCAACACTGACCTACGTACACTAGCAGCTAAACCATCAGCACTGTTCCCCACACTACAAGCAGCCTATAAAGACCTGCTTAGGAACAGCCCCAACCTGTTCAACAGCAACACCGTTATACGGGAGCTAGGCCCTGCACGTAACTTGCAGAGGTCAGTGAACAAGGCGGTAGATGACGCGTGGATAACTGTAGAGCAGGTAGCTAGGCAAGAGGTAGCAGTAGACAATGCGCTTGGGTTACTGAACACCCAAGAGGGAACACTACGTAAGCACAGGCGTAAGCCCGGTAACTACTCGAACGCAGAAAAGCTTAAAGCTCGCGCTGACTACATAAGGATACGACAAGATTGGACTAGTGCTGAGGCACTACTAGAGTATAGGCGCGACACTATGGTTACGCCTGAACAAGCAGAACAAGATATGCTTAACGCCCAAGCCGATAAACTTGAGATGTTTGAGCGTGGGTACGGCAACGCTCGTGGTGAGCCGGGTACCTTGACAGATGTGTCTGCCTTTATCCCCTCCATATCTGCTGATACAGATGCGGACGTGAAGACGTTCATGACTGAGGAAGAGAAAGAAGGTATAGTTAGCCAACGGTTTGACAGGGCTACTGCTGTACAGATACTACCTGACGGTAGCACTAGGGTACTAGAGCTAAAGGTTGGGGAGAAGGACAACGCGTACCGTGTGTTTGTTACAGGCATGTCCGATGGTAAACTCAGTGCACCTATATCCATAGGCCTGTCCAAGTTTAAAGGCAGTGCCGCAGGCGCTAAACGAGTAGCGCTTAAGCTAGCCTTAGATAAGACTGCTGCTACAGACGCTAAGTCGGAAGCAGGTAAGCAGGGCAAAGAAGACCAAGCAGTTATAAATAAGTACTTAGCCTCTACTAAACCGGGCGGCAACAAAGCCAACCGACAAGGTAAGTTTGCGGCTACTGATTTACGTCGCAGAGCAGCCCTTATTGACCAGAGCCAAGAGCTGTCCAACACTATATTCTTATTGGACAATGTTGGTGTTGATGAAGCAAGCACCGAGAATCCTACAGAAGTCCAGTTACCTGAACGTAGCGCAGATGCCCTGAACTTAGAGGGCACTGGAGAGCGTACTGTACAAGACCTCGCTACAGACGAGGAGATAACTAGGATAGCTACGCTTACTGACAACGCTAGGATAAGTGAGAGGGCAGGTGTTGTCGCCGCTATGCAAGTGATAGATGAGCAGTTACTTGAGTTTGATACCCTCCGTTCACACGGAGAGGATACGTTAGCCGGGCAGGTCGAGACAGCTCCGGGCCGTGTAGACGAGAAGACAGGCAAGCGGACACTACCGGCAAAGAGTAAGGACTTTGGCCCCACTAGTATGTTCGAGCATAACTACCCAGAGGCAGCACGTCACCTTAGAGAGGTGGAGGCCACTGAAGCACGGCTGTTACGTGAGGTAGAGAAGGCCGGCGAGACTGATGCTAGGAAAGAGACTTTGCGGTTGATTTCTGATAAGATATTTGCAGACGTACGTGACCCCAACCCTGACGTAGCTAGTGCTGGTCGAGACGCCCTTGGTAGGTGGTCACACATAGAACTACAAACCATGTACACCCGTCCCCAGCTATTAGAATTAGCTAAGACTATTAAGGCTAAGCGTACTGGTAACAAGGATGTGATAGCCTCCAACATAGTAGACAAGTTAGCGGAGCAACCTGCTAATCCAGAGAGTGCCCCAGTGCACGAGCAGATGGCGGCTATACTAGAGAGGCAAGGATTTAACCCACAAGCTGTTACTACACGAGAAGGCAGGGCCATACTCAATATAGGGTATATAAAAGCCATGCGTGATAACTTAGCTGCTAAAGGCTTTAGCGAGGCGTACATTAATGTAGCTGTGCGTAACATAACGGCGGGTACAGGCACAGAGCAGGCAGCCAGAGCACAGGCGTTCATTAATTCTAAGCTGCTAGATCCTGTCACTATAGATGCTTTCAGGTTATCCCTCAAAGAGTCTATGGAGATGCAAGCCACGCTTAAAGCCAGCGCTGATCTTACTACTAAGCTTGGTGTACTAGTTGATTACTTTGGTACGAACGCAGAAGGCCTTACCGAGAAGGACTTGATGGGAGGGCTGAAGACTGTAACCGGCACTGAGTTTGCCAAGACCCCTGACTACATAGCTAACCCCACTACACTTGAGACTGAGCTAGCGGAAGAGGTTGGCCGCGATAATCTACGTGCTGAGATAGAGGGACTGCAAGCAGAGGACGCTAGGACAGACAGGCCTACCGAGACACTGTCGTTAGAGGGGCCGGGACGGCCTCTGTTCGGCGCCACTAATAAGTTAGTTACACAGGAGGACTTAGCCGAGGCAGTACAGCAACTGCAAGGTAAGTTCCGCTCAATAGGCATAGCAGAGGGAGACACTACCGCTCTGCTTAAGATCGCCGCCTTCGTAGTAGAGGGAGGTGCACGTACGTTTGCTGAGTTCAGTACGCAGATGGTAAAAAGGGTAGGGGAAAAGGTAACTCCCCGCCTGAACGACCTGTGGGATTCCGTCACATCAACGGCTAATCCCGCCGACGATCCACGTTTTACTACTGATCTTATACGGGTCATGCCCCCTAAGATAGACCCAGTAGCAGTCATACCGGGCCACAGGCCCAGTGCTAAAGCTCTTGCTGCTATTGAGGCTAAGCTACGGGGCGAGAACCCTGTTGATGCACTAGTGTACGCTAACCAGAACCAAGCTCTTAACGAGCTGGCTAATGGCTTATCCGAAGAGTACCTGCTACCTACAATTAGAGGAGCTACTCCTGCACTAAGCAAAATGGTAGATGGTATTGTGTACGGCTCTCGTTACATGACGCAGTCCACAGGCGTACTGCCCCCGATTATGCGGGATGCGGCCATGTACCTTAAAGGTGCACGTGACCGTACTAACGCTAACGTGGTGTACATGGGCTTGTTCCCGATCAAGCTGCGCAGTATACTTAATGAGGTAGGCGTAAAGCTAGGTAGCCATGAGCATTTGCAGATAAATAAAGCTATCACTGAGTACATCAGTGGTGGTATGCGTGAGTCTAGCATACGTAAAGACTTTGGGGTAACCATCCCTATGGAGGCTAAGGCCTTGATAGCGCACTTCGTCCCCCACAAGGGGGCACTATCTGCTATGGCAGCACTCATAGATGCAGTTCCTCACAAAACTCAGGTAGCTATAGACAAGTCTGGAGACATGTGGTTAAACAAGTCGTTCCAATCCTCCCCGTTCATAGGGCAATTAACCGCTGCGTACCTTCCTAACCAGAAGGCCATGGATAAGATAGCAGTTCTTGGGAAAGATAAGCCAGCGCTTGTGACTGGCATGATGAAGGCTGCACATGATTACTACACCTTGCCAGCAGAGGCTGAGGGGTTCATGTCTATACCTGAGCACCAGTTACGTCGCCTGATAGGTGGCACTAATGCCCTATATAAAGCCGACAAGAACGGTAGGGGTAGTTTCATATTAGACCCACATCCTAAGCTGGATGACGATGGTAATCCTGTCCTTAATAAGGACGGCTCGCCTAAGATGCTCCAGACAACCTTAAAGAAAGCGACCCACGCACAGCTAGTAGAGTTTATACTTAAGCGTCAGCCTGATACCGCACAGATAGACAATTTTATAAGGGACATGATCAACTCTATTACGGAGCCTAAGGTCGGTACGACTATGGGGGCCAGCGCTAAAGGCTCTGACCAATCCATACTTAAGCCTAAGCGGTTAATGCAGTCGCAGTCTGCGCAGATCAAGAGTATGATACGTGATCTTCAGCAAGCTCCCAATATAGATCAAGACATAGTCAAGGCCCTCAAAGAACAGCAAGAGGACTTCTCTACCTATAGCCGTGCCGAATTTGTAGCAGAGCTGAGTGCTATGGATGCTGACATGGCTGCGGCATTAGATCGCTCCGAGTTAGAGTTTGCCATGACGGATGTTATCCGCGAGGCGTTGCACGAAATTACCGATCCGGGCGCATTGATGGTCAACAGCGTAGCCAAGATTGCCGGGACTATAGAGCTGTCAAAGGCCCTGACTGCAATAGTGGAGATGGGAATAAATAGCGGGGAGCTAGCGGTAGGTAGCACAGACATTATTGCTGGCAAGCACACAGCTAAGCTAGGCATACTACGCGGCAAGCGATTAGTAGCAGGGCTAGCTGACACGCAGTACAGAGACCCTAGGGGGGAAGTACACAAAGTAATAGAAGATGGCAGGCCTACAATAGCAGGCACTCCAGCCACCATCAACGGGCTGCACGACCTGATAGGAGCGCACGCCGCCTTGGAGACCAACCTGTTCATGAAAACTATGTACGGAGCAGCGGCGTACACTAAGTACGATAAGATTATACTTAGCTTTACCGCCCACCCCCGTAATGCCGTGTCCTCTACAGAGATAGCGTGGGGGCGAGGTGTCTTTGGTACGTATCTTAACCCGCTTGTCCACGCGTACACTAATCCCGGCGCATTTCTAATGGGGTCTAGGCTTGCTCTTACAGAGCTACAGCAAACGTTAGGGGAGAAGCAGGCAACTACTGCTGCTAACCGCTTATTAAGCGACGAGTACCTAGGTAACTTAGCAGTAGCTGCGGCAGGCAGAGGCATTACGCACGACTCTATTCACACAGGTACTGTTATTGATTTGTTCTCCCATCTACAGACACTTAGCCCGGATGAGTGGGGTATGGTCATGTCTAACCAGACATCGCTTATACGTGCGCGAGACGGGCGTCTTGTACTTGCCTCTTCTAAGGCAGGGCAAGCAATATCTATGGCTGCGTCTGGTGTGACTACGACAGCGGAGACCATGTTCCGTTTAGAAGATGAGGCCATTAAAATTGTAGCCTTTCTACAGCGCACGGGACAGTTCCTTATAATACAGCACCCCGGCACTAGGCAAGAGAGCATGGCCTATGCTAATAAATTAGTCAGGGGATGGCTGAGCATGGCCGGGCGTAAAGCCATGAGTGTTAACGAGTTAGCGGAGGTGGAATTATCCATGGACATGGCGGCTGTTAATGTAATAGCCACGTTCCCAACGTTCTCTCAAGCACCGCAAGGCATAAAGGCACTGGGCCGGGCCCCGTACATATCCGCCTTTCCTACATTTAATGCAGAGATGGTACGTAACTCGTACAATCATTTCATGTTTTCACAAAGATTAATTAGGGGGCAGTTGCCACTGGGAGTACAGCTAGAGGGCAAGGCTAAGGAGAGGGCAAGTAAACTAGGGTGGGGGCTTATGTCTCAAGGGTTCTTGGTAATAGCAGGGCAGATGCTAGGCTTAGCTATGATGAACCTAGTGTCCATGCGGGCTGGCAGAGACCCACAAGATGATGATGAGTCAGCCTCTAAATTACTGGCTGAAGCTATAGTTAAGCACAGGTACGCACGTGATGCGTACGAGTTTAAGAACGTGTTTCCGGGGTGGTATCAGAACTCCAACATAATGTTAGTGCCGGGCACTCTTGATGTAGTTAACCACACTAGTAACTATATCCCTACAGGATTTACTATGTCAGAGGGGGCAGTACTAGAGGCTGGGTATACGCTGTGGAACGACGCTGCTCGCATCATGGGCAATGACGACCTACGAGAGCACTTCAAAGACAAGATGATGTACCAGTTAGGGGCCGCGTTCATGCAAGCTATGGGTGGCTTGTGGTTTAATGAAGAGGTGCTGATCAGTGATTTTACAGATAACCTACTGGCCCGTACGGGACACTCTAGCGAGAACATAGATAGTGTATATCGCTCGTTCCGTAACGACACTAATCAATGGATACGTTCCGCACTTACCCCGAACGATAATCCTTGGGCAGAGCAGACAGGTGAGCAAGGCTCTGAGATACCAAGGCAAATAGGTGCTCTTATTACAGCTGTAGCTGGTGGGCTACCCCCTAACACCGCTGTGTCTCAAGTAATAAAGGCCGGGCAATCTATAAAGAGCTCAGCAGAAATGGCCGAAAACCCCGCTACGTTTGTGGCCGATGTACTCACTAACACAGCCGCTATAACAGGTGGCGTTAAATACATCGAGTTTAATTTCATGAGCGATTACGAAAAGAAACTCAGGTTCCAGCACGCTCCGTCAATGATGACTGCCACGGACACTATGCTTAACTCACTGTTCGACCCATCGTGGCGACTAGAGGGTACAGAGGAACAACAGTTCGCTGAGTTCAAAGAGATGTTTGATTTGCAAGAGGGCTTTAGGCGCAACGCCTTTAACAATATACATGCAGCTCTTAACACGGGACACGCTAAGTACGGTGTCAGTGAAGAGGAGATGGATGTACTGTGGGGCAAGGCTAGTGGTAGTGGTAACTCTAACATAACTCTGGATGGGTTCACGCAGAAAGAATACAGACTTGGATACTATCATTCACCAGTCTTATCAGGGAACAGGACTGCTCTCTTTCAAGATAGGTTTGATGAGGCAGGTACAGGCAGCTATGCTATCCGCAGAAGATGGTACAACAGCCTAGTTAATGAGGAAAAGCTTTGATGTTTAATCCAAAGGTACTGAAGACTGGCCCCTCTAGAGGATTCGATAAGCCCGCCGCTGATGGCGGAGGCTTTAGCTCTAGTCGTAGGTTTAACAAGATGTTTAAACAGATGCTAGGTAAGCAGGCACGCGTCAAGAATCCTAAAGGATTAGACAAGGCACGAGGCCTAGGTCAAGCCAAGGCAGCAGTAGCCGGCAAACGCAACACACGTACACCACTAGCTAAATACGTAGACCCCGTCGCAGCTGCCATGCAGCACACTGTACGCAACAGGTCTGTTGAACAAGCTAGGAACGCTATCAGTGCAACAGGACGCCCCGGCCAAGGCCGGCACAATCCCGGATCAATATTACGTTTCGTTAAAGGAAACTAACACAATGCCCTCATTCGATGAATCAAAAGACAAAGTACTAAGCGCGGCTCAGGGCAGTAACCCGATAGGGGATATACTAGGCCCTAAGGCAGACTCATACAGGCTAGAGATACGCAAGGCGCTACAGTCTAGGCGTGTAGAGAGGTTCCCCAAGCTAGCGGCAGCTAGGGCATCGGGTATTGGTACGCCCGGTGGGTTACCTAGGCCTGATATAACTAGACCGGGCAGTAGCGCTGGGCCTCCTACGTCAGGACGTGCACCAAACGTAGCACCGGGCACGCCGCCGGGGGCTGGTGGTGGAATAGGGCCGGGGGGTATCATAGGATCGAGTGGGTACTTCGACAACACAGGCAGCCACGTGTTCGGGCCACCTAGCAACAGCTTTAATAATCGTGGTAATCCTGATCTAGATTGGTCAGCTATAATGCAACGCGCAGCAGGTGCTGGCGTAGGTATAGGCACTAGCATGGCAGTGGGGGGTGGTATACTGGGATGGTTAGCGGGTAGGGGGGCATCTAAAGCTACAAGAGAGTGGCTCGGTAACAACATACTAAGTGAGCAGCAAGTGCGCGGGGTGCACACGTACAATAATCCGGATCACCCTGATTTTGTAGGGCCTCCTTCCAGTGCAGCCGGGGGTGTACCGGGTAGTCCAGACTTATCCGGCAACCCCAACTACTCATATCAATCACTAGCTTCTTACAATCCTTCTGGCAGTGTAACTGGAGGCGGCTACTATAAGCACGCTACCAGAATCAAGGCTCCATCTGGATATGTACCAGTAGACCCTGACTTGCCAGACAAGACAGGCTAAGAGGATATATCTAATATGGTATAGGCATCTTGTAATGCTACAGCCATAACCTTACCTATGTCCTCTCGGCCTTTATAATAGCCGTTCTCTGTATTCACAAGGAACTGCTCGTTCTTTAAGTTCAAGGCATGAACGCTAACGTGTTCGTGCCTTTTTTCTTTTATGAGATCACCGTACCCTATCACCACTGGGTTGATGAAGATACGGGAGTAATCTCCCTCCACGTTAGTGACTATCACACGCTTGAACAGGCTTACCTCAGGGCCTGTAAGGTAATCAACGAAGGCCTGTCTGCGCAACCAGCCTATCATGGCTGGTATGTACGCACGTACCTCAGCTATATCATGTACTACTGCTGCCTTACTACGCTCTGCTATTGGCACCCATTTCAAGTCATCTATTTGTAACATCGTGCTGTCTCTTAGCATCTCGTATCTCGTCAGCAGGGCGGGCGTATATAGCCGCATCGAAAACTAACAAGGACTTGATCTCGGCCTCAGTGTACCCCTCAGCAAGGTACCTAGCACGAGCTACTAGTGGGTTAAAGTACTCTACGTCAATGTCTAATGGATTTCTGTCAGTCACCATCCTTATTTCCTCCCTTGACCTACTTCGATTATCACAGGCACTAGGTAATCACGTAACTCCTGATCACCCTTGACCATCATGTCCAAGTAATCCTGTGCTTCCTTGAATCCATGCCTCTGGTATATATCCACATACCTAGAGGCGACTCTTAAAGCAAACTTGTCATGTATCACCATACTGGCTCTCCCATAATGAACATGATGATAGCGGCAAGTGCCATTAGCCCTCCATATATTAGGACTAAAGCCATCAGGGCTAGGGCCATTATACCTAGGCCCTCTATTGCTGTGTCTATTAGTTTATGTATCTTATCTCGCATTGACTAGTCCTCCTTGCAGTGCACGCTTACTGCGTATGTTAGTACGTCCTCGTAGTACGTGTCCACATGTGTTACACGAGTACGAATTGAACAGTGACACGTTGGTAGCTGTCTTGGTTACTAGTGGTGTGAGGTCTGTCGATGCACATACAGTACACGCGGGTTCCTCAGTGCTAGTCATGATAGCTACGTTGGGGTGTGATCTATCCCAAGCACGTATACGTAGGTACACATCCTCTAGTATCTCTATGTCCCTCTTGTTGTACTCTAGCATATGATCCCATGCCTCTAGGTCACCCTTGATACACTTGATCCACAGCTCCATGCCGCCTGTGTCTATCTTACCCTCGTTAGCACCAAACAACAGCTTGTGTACATAGTCTAATTTGTTAGACGTAAGCCCAAACTCCCGCTTGCAAATCTTAAGCGTATCCACCGTCCTGTAAGGAGCAGGTGGTTTCATGACGTGCGTAAGCATGCGTGTCTTGACCTTCTTGATGTCGAACCTGTCCCCGTTGTGGGCTACTATAATGTCAGCCTCATTGAACAGTTTCCACAAGTCCTCGATCAACTCCCTGTCGTCCTCACTACCTGCCTTGTACGTACCGTACCGTCTACATCCATGTAACGCCTTGCCGTGTACCTTCTCGTTACCCAGCCACCTATAGGCATAGGACATGATGTACCATCCGTTCTCTATCAGGTCAGGTGAGCGTACCTCTTGCCATAAGCCCCACAGATAGGCTACCATAGGGGCTGTCTCTATGTCGATGACCAGTATACGTAGGTTCTCTGGTTCATCTAAGATAGAACCGGCCTCAGTAGCTTTGTGTATAGCTGACTGTATGCCTCGATCTAACGCACGCCTATCTATCTTCAAGAAATCAGCAGCAGCAGATTGTGATCTGTCATCTTTGCTAAGGTGAGACGCGTCTATGTACTCTTTCTGCCTGTCTGTAGCGTGCTTGCGCACCACTTTCCAGTAAGCCTTATTCGAACTCATCGTCCCATTCCTCCTCTTTCTTTATACCTAAGTACCCGTGCACTATCTCTAGCGCACTGGTCTGTATGTCTATCACATCCGTAACGAACCATTCCTCTTCTCTCATTAGCTCCTCGAACTCAGCTTGCGCTGACTCAAGGGCGTCCTTGATAAGAGTTAGCTCGGATTTGTTTAGTTCAGGCATCGTTCTCTAACTCCTTCTCTAGATTAGCCAAGGCCCGCCACGCCACCTTAGTAGAGTGGCGCACACTATCAGTATCCCTAGTACCAGCCTGCATAAGATGTCTCGTGAGGGCATCAAGCTCATCACCGCTCTTAGACCTGTCCCAGTGCAACGGTGTGCCGGGATTGTGCTGCTCATTACCCATGAACGAACACTGTGCCACGGCAGCTATAGCATTAGGGAAGTATTTAAGTACACCACTGTATACTGGTACTGATTTACGGCCTTCGGCTGTAGCAGGGAACATCACAGCTCCTCCATGGCACGGGCGATGGCCTCGTTCTGGTCATCATCTAGTTCACTGTACGTGTCCGGTCTCTCTGGATACCACACGGCAGTCAATGCCTCTATCAGATCATCAACACTCACGTCGCTGCCTACCAACTCATGGTACCTGAACATGAACGGGTACATAGGTGCGTGCCACAGGTTATCAGAGCTCTCGATGGCCTGCTGCCATGCGACTTGCATCTTACCGTGGTACGTGCCCGGCCTGTCACCAAATGAGAAGCACTCGTGCTCGAAGATACGCTTGTCCGCCTGTGCTACAGGCGTAGACTTGCGGTATGTCAAGTGCTCACCTACAGTAACCAACGGTACATCTGGTGCAAACTTATTAAGTATGGCACCAGCCAGCCTCTCCTCGTCACGTATCATGTCAGGGTACAGTACCTTGACTGGGTGTATGGTATCACCCATGTATGCCTCAGCTGCGTCGTGCAGCAGCGCCTCAAGCGCTAGCTCAGGCGGTACGTAGTGAGACATGATCAAGCAGTGGTGTGCCACTGTGTAGTCCTGCCTTATGCCCCCGTTGTAGCGTAGCATACGGCCTAGGCACCATGCTATGTCGCTCATCTGTAGGCTATCTGGCTCAGGGGTACGTATGTCCAGCAGTTCCCCGCTGTACGTGCGCACTACTCCCGGCCCGTGCTTATCGTTTGTCATCTTTAACTCCCCAGTCCTCGTTCACCCAGCGTATACGCCTGTCATCAGTAGTGTACGCTCTGCGTATTAGTTTCTCTAACTCCATATTGCCACGAGAATACCTATCCGGTATGTCTAGCACCTGATGTGGAGGTAGCTCTTGTTTCTCTAAGTACGATAGCATCGTGTCCTTATGCTCTTGCTCCGCGAACACTATCTCATCTGCCCAATACACTAACGCTACGTCAGCAAAGATAAGAGCATATTCTTTAACACACCCAGCAGCCCTAGTGTTATAGCCGTAGTCGTGCTGTAACAGTGCCGCCATAGTTGGGGAGCGTAGCAGCCCTGCCGAGCACACACATAGCACGCGCTTAGCAGGGCCTTGGAACTCGTTCTTAGAGTTAGACATCCTGTTCAGTGTATATATATCTTCACTCATTTACTTGTCCCAATCTGCTATAAACTCTACCACTTCTTCTGGTACAGCCACCTCTTGATAATCGTCCATGTACCCAATCTGCTGATTGTCCAGAGAATCGAAGTCGTCCTCGTGTACTACTGTCCCGTCAGCATAGATACGATAGTGTGTAATAGTCTGTATTGAGTTATTCATCCATCCATTCCTGTGGTATGCTCCTGCCTACTGCACACTTGATGCCTTTCATAGCGCACCACTCCGTGTACTTCTTAGACCTAGGAGATTTGCTTAGCGTGTTGTCACGCTCGAACAACATACGTAAATCTAAGTCGGGGTTCTGCTCGGTGACGTAGCATATCTTCTTACGGTCATCGGCTGTCCATCTACCCTTAGCTTCTACTATCAGCAGGCTCTTGTCCTTACGATAGAAGAAGTAGTCAGGGTTGTACTTGCGTACTTTCTCCGGCTCTATCCATATGATGTGTTCTTTCTCGTAATCAAACTTAAGGCCACGTTCAAGGGCATCAATGGCTATGTCCACCTCGAACCATGAGCGGTACGGAGGAGGGCACGCCATCTTAAACCTACGTTTACCTTTCTTAGCGGCTAATGCCTTGGCCTTGTCTGCTACGCACCCACGTAGGCGATCAAGTTCCTTCTTTAAGTGCTTTGATTGCATCAGTACCTCCCACCTTGACCAGCATATGCACCTCACGTACTGCATCTTGTGGCGTCACCATACTAGGGTCACGTAACTCGAACAGCTTGACCCCGTCCTCTTTAGCTAGGGCCTCAGACCATAGCTTAAGGCACAGCTCCCACATCTCCTGCTTACCCTTGCACTCTGCTATTAGTTTCTTAGCTGTCTTGGGGCCCAAGCCCCTGATGCCGGGTATGTTATCAGTAGCGTCACCTGTTAACACCTGCTCCCACAACCGGCACAACGCAGCTCGTGGCTTGACTAGCACCTTCTCTTCACGTACCCAGTTGTAGTGGCGGCCTTGTATCTGTAACAAGTCCTTGTCTATGGAACAGATCACTGTGTCCTTAGTCTGGTACAGAGCTAGGGCATCATCTGCCTCTATGGTAGTGAACACCTCAGCGTCGTGATAGTCAATCAGATAGTCACGTGCTGCTTGGTAGTGCACTGGTTTAGGTGCGGTACGGTTACCTTTATACTTAGCTAACGTAGCCCTCTTGTGACGGTAGCACTCTCCCTTGGAGAGGTACACCGCTATCTCATCGGACTTGGTAGTCCTATTTATCTTGTTAAGTGTGTGCTTAATGGAGTACAGAACGTTCTCTACTGGCTCTACTTCCCGCTCGGTTGATACGGCGTAGTCCTTTAGCCCGTGCTCTGCCACATGTTTCTTGTAGTCCTTCGCTGAATCGAAACGCTCTATCAACTGCCACTCGGCAGGGCTCTCGCCCTGCGTTGTGTCGTACAACAGATAGTACGTATGCTCAGCTGCGAAGGCACTGCGGTATACTACGATGTCGCCATCTATGAGTGCCTTCATGCTACTAGTCCTCCTTACTAGGCATGGCATTAAGGATGTCGTGAGCTTCCTCAGCGGACATGGTAGGGGTATCGTCTATCACTACCTCGTCCTCCCTATCCTTATCAAGCAGGGGTACCTCTTCCATAGCAGCGGCTAACTCATCAGTACCTGCTGCCTCAGCGGCCAGCTTGTTCACTGTCTCTTGCATCTTATCAGCCCATGTCACGGCATGGCCATAACCACGTAGCTCTGCTTCACGTACACCTGTGGTTACGTTAATGATACCGTACACTATCAAGTCCTGCTTAGTCTCTGCATCAATGATGACGCAAATCTGTACAGCGTAATCATTAGTTAAGTACAGTACCTTGCCTACCTCTGGGTTCACCAGCTTAATTACTTTGTCTACTTTCATAGTTCCTCCACATATCTGTTGAGTCAGTGCGGCTGCGCTTGTACGCTGCCTTGATTTTCTGGTACATGTCACGTTGGCATTGCTGCGCAAGTACCACTGTACGCTTACCATATCCCTCTGGTGTATAGAGGGGGGAAGCACTTAGAAACGGGAACTGTTTCCGTACGTACTTCCTCATTGCTTTAGCTTTAGTTCCCCTCACATCTAGTCCTCCTATCAATCAGGCACGGGTGAGAAATCATCGTCATCGTCATCCACTTCCTCGGGGTCACCGAAGAACTCATCGGGATCAAGGGCTACGAAGTAAAACTCCTTGGCTTTCTCTGCTACTGCATCGTTAAGAATCTCCCATTTCTTCGGGGCCTTACCTGCTCCCAGTGCTAGGGCACCTGCTTCTAGCGCCAGTCCAATGAATTCCATAGACATCTTCAGGGCAGACTGAGCTACTATAGATTTCTGTCGTTGGGGGTCGTTCCATCCACCGCCGCCGCCTTTTCCCGCCACTGCCTTAGGGCCACCGGTGCTATCGATCTTGATGTCACCTGCGTTGACCTTCCACCACTTGCCATCTTTCTGCACGTCAGCTGTAACATTATCTCCCTTGTTACACGAGGGCTTGGTCATGCCACAGCTGGCCCACAGGTCACTACCATCATCAGGGTCTGCTCCTCCAAAGCATACTGAGTAGTAGGTCTTGCCTTTTACATCGCGTGTGAATACTTGTTTAACTTCTGCTTGTACTTTCATACGTGTGTCCTTTATCTGTTGTTGCTCGTCCGGAACATCATAGCCTTCTTTATACCACTGCATAGCTATCCTCCGTTGGAGTTACGTTAACTGCTACCTCTCCGTCAGCATTGACGGGAGCGTAGCCCTTAGATACTAGGGCGTTCTCTACTGTAAGGGAGCACTCATGGTCTGGTTTAGACCAGTGATGTCCCATCACAATCCCTATCCCTAGTGGTATATCTATTTGCATATCGTACACTTGTGATATGTAACGATAAACATCCTCTACTAATGCTTTGACAGCAACTTCCGCGAAAAGTTCAATTTCTTTTTCAGGTAATTCACATTCAACTGAATCGTGTACCGTGTTGATAAGGAACATCTCGGCATCTCGTATCCTGTGCCAGAACATCGTAAGCCCCACCGGCACTAGCTCTGCGGTAGCAAACGCTTGTATAGGGTAGTTAAATACTTGGGTCTTGACGTTAAGGTAATCAAATCTGTTACGCTTAGCCTTAGGCCAGTAGTATTTCATGCCCCATGCGGTGGTTAACTCTTTGTCGTTAGATACTATTTCGCACCAGTCCTCCTGTACACTGTGCATCACGTTGTACTTATCTTGGAACGCTTTATAGTACTTCTCCTGCGCCGGTGTACCTCGTGTGCCTCCGTACACGGGCTTAAATGTATCCGGCTTAGCCAGCCTACGCTGGGTACCTGTCACCTCACACTCAGGTATCTCGTTCATGACTGATGCGGTGTATCTGTGTACATCATGACCTGTCTCTACCTCATGGTAGATGACCCTGTCACCAGTTATAAATCCCCCCATCCTATACTCAAGTTGGGAGTAATCAGCTTCCGCAACATACCACCCCTCCCTGCGTGGCGAGAAAAGACCTTTGAATATGTTAGGTAGATTTTGAAACTGGCATCCCTTGGTCTTGTCGAACATAGCATAATAGGTAGATCGACCTGAACTCGACAGTCTATGTGTACCAGTTGTGGTCTGATTAAGGATTCCATATATCATACTCTCCTGCTCTTCGCACGCTCCTCTGAACATGGCGAGGTTCTTATCTAGTGCTGCCGATAGTTTAGACTGCTCTTTCTTAAGAGATAAGAACAGTAGTTGATCATCAGTACTAGGGTTAAGAGAAAGTAACGTCGCTTCATCTGTCTTAGGTACTCCGTCAGGGAACGCTTTGGCTGGCTTGTTGCGGATAGGCTTACCTCTCCTATCAACAGCTTCCTTAAATCCTAGCTCCCCGTACACATAGGTAGCCACCTGTTGCGGTGACTTAGGATTGATACCACCTGTCAGTTCCTCAAGAGCTTTCATGACTATACCGTATCTCGCTGAGTAGTCATCGAACTCCGACTTGACTAGGTCGTAGTCTAGGTGCATCCCTCTGGTCTCTATGTCGGTCAAGGCAGGTATCACTATGCACCTAGTGAACACTACATTAAGCAGCTTGTCGTTGCTTATTGTAGCGAGCTGATCCCACATTACCTCGATAGTACCAGCTACGTCCTGCCTACAGTACTTGAGTAGCCACGGCCTAGGTATCTCCGACGGGCACACACCCGCGCGGATCATGTTAGACACTAGCTTCACCTTGCCGGCCATGCCTCGGCGCTCTAGGCACCCCTCAAGGGATGGCATGAACCCGAACTGCCTGTTACCAGCTATCACCCACTCAGCTACGTACGTATCGTACACAGGCTTGGAGCCTATGTCGTACCCACATCTAGCTAACCAGTGCAGCTCAAACTTGGCGTTGTGCATCACTATGAAATCCGCCGCCTCTATTGCGTCTAGCAGGGAGCGCTGTTCATACTCATCACCCCACGAATGTCTATGTACATTGGTAGCTGACTCATACCAGCACGTGAGGACTAGGTGATTGTTAGGATTAAGAGCACTACCTTTATCTAGGTTAGTGGTCTCGAAATCTAACGCTACGTACTCACCGTGTAGGTACACGGTTGGGTCAGGGCTCTGTAAATAGTCGGGCAGTGCCCTCACGTAGCCTCCTCTAGTGCCTTGTTCCATGCTGGTTCAAACCACTCGTTATTGTCTGCCCATAAGGATAGGGCAAACTCTTTAGCTAACTCACGCTCAGTAGCTGCCTTCTTCCAGCCCATGTAGGCATCTGTATATAGATCATGAAACGCTTTGGCGGCTATCTCAGCTTGTTCTAGCTTCTCCCTAGTCTCTAACATATCCATTAACATAGCGGCTATGTCAGGCCCGTTCATGTTACGTATATCGGTCACTGTAATGGTACTCATACCTCCACCTCTATTGATAGGGGACAGAACTGATACGAACGTATAGTGTACGTGTACCTATCCCCTAGTGCCTCGTAGTAACACTGTATCGTGTCCCCTGTATGCCTCTCCCCTGTGTACATAGCTGTCACGGTGATCAACATGCTCAGTATGATACCCATGCTAGTCCCTCCTGTACAGCTGCTCGCGCTTAAGTATTGCCTCCATAGGCGACTTCTTGATGTGATCTTGTGTCCTAAGAATTGCCTCTATATGCTCATCTGATAGATCCATTATAGGTACACGCTTCAGGGGCTGATCACCACCTTTACCGTACGTACCCCACGTCACGACTTCACGTACATCTACGTGAGGGGAGTCCTCGTACAGCGTAAGATACTCCTCGTCACCCCACGCACTCGACCGTATGTAATCGTTGCCTCCGTCCAACATGTACTCGTTACCGTTAGCATCTTTGTGCGTAACGTAATCATGTACGTGGGTAGAGGTAATTATCGTACCGTCCGGGGTACGCAGGGAACTGTTAATAATATGTCGTCGTTTACTCATCTCTCATCTCTCCTTTATCTAGTGAATCTATAAGTATAGGTATACCATCTAGAGCCTCCACACATACGTTGTGGTAGCGCTCGTCAGGTATAGTCTTAGCGTGTACGTGGCCGTGTACGTTACGGCATCCGTACAGTTCTTGCGGATGGATAGGGGCGTGACTTAACCAGAACCCTTTGTATCTGACCAACCCCATCATCACCCTGCCGTATGGCATGTAGTTAGTGACGGGCATCTTGTCGTGGTTACCAAGGATCATCTTCTTGTATCCGTTGATACGCCCCACCTGTAGCAGCCCTACGTTATTGAACGCTATGTCACCCAATATCCACAGTGTATCTTTCTTCTTGACGACAGTGTTGATGGTCTCTATCAGCCACTCGTCGTGTCCGTAGCTGTCCTTGTACGCGTCCGCGTTAGGACGTAGACCTGCTATGTTACGGTGCCCTAGGTGTAAGTCACTGATGACGTACACTTCATTGCTCACGACTCACTCCCTATGATTGCTTGTAGTTCGTCAGCGTTTACTACGAGTCGTGTTATTCGCAGGTTCGTCTCCTTATCAAGAAATGTCACGCTGTATGAGGGCAGTTCTGATATTTTCTTTATGGTTGCTTGTAATTTGCCAATACTTTCACGTTGATTCAACAATCTGTCTGCCATAGGAATATCGGTTTTCAGGCATACTATTGTCTGCTCTGCTTCATCCATCTTAATGCCCACCAGCCTTAATACTTCAGTTTGTGCCAACATCAATCGCCTGTTTTCCATCTCCGCTGCTTCCAGTTTGTCGAGTAGTTGGTCATACTTTTCCTCACTGACCATTCCATCCCAATGCTCACTCATAGTCTCTCTCCGTAATCTCGTACACGTGTGTGCCACCTGTCGATAGCCACCGTGAAGTTATCGTGTACCCCACCCCGCTTGTTCTTCACGAGGGTGAGGCGTCGCAGGTCACGTAGATAGTAGTCGTCGTTCATGCCAATCATTACCATGATGTCGCACGCACCGGGCATGCCGATGTTACTGCCATCTATGTCACCACTGTTCAGTACCAAGGTATCACGTGCACTCTCACTGGCCTGTGTCACGGACACAACTAACACGTTGTGCCTGCGGGCTAGGTTACGTGCGCCCTTACCTACTGCCTCTAATCTTAACGTGTTGTTCTCTGTCCTAGATTCTATGTTACGTAGCTGGTCAATGATCAGTACATCATAGTTATCTCTCCTTAACAGGGAATCTACCATCTCTATCGTGCCGGGGTCTAGGCCCTTGAACGTTATCAGCTCATAGCCACGCTCAAAGGCCCGCTCCATCACCATCTCTTTCTTAACAAACAGGTCTTCACCAGTCACGCCCGACAAGTTGGAAAGGAGACGTAAAACCAACTCCGGTATTGGGTCTTCGTTACCCACGTACAGGACTCTCAGTCCTTGCTGTATGAAACCCGAGGCCATGTTGATAGCGAACAGGGATTTACCAGCCTCAGGCATGGCTGCCATGAGTAGGTGCTGGCCCCTTATCAAGCCGCCTCTTAGTCTTTGGTTAAGAGCAGATGGTGCAACTCGTATCAAGTTCTCCTCGTCGTACATATCCTCGAACTCATCGAGGTGTGCGCCGGTGTAGGAGTCCTCAACGTCTTGATCTATTTCTACCTCGTCATGTATATCCGTGTACTCTTGCAAGTACGTAGCCTGCATGTCGTGGTTCTTAGACAGGATAGCCTCAGCTAACAGCATGCCTATCCTCTCCTTCTCGGAGTCGAGTACCTCCTTACCTACGTTGACAGCGGATATGTCCACTGCGTATAGCTCAGTGAGGTAGTCGTTAAGTTCTCGTGCGTGCTTGGGTACGTCCCCAAACTTACGTGCTAGCTGTGCGTCCAGCACATCTGTGTCTACGTGGGATGCCTCCGCATCCATAGCGTAGTACTCAGTGACACCTGCTAGTACCGCCCTGCCCATCGGGGACAGGTCGCGTACGTACGTTGCCGCTGCCTCGTACTCTTTGCGGCTTGCTATGAAAGCCGCTAGTACCTTTACTTCAAACATAGTTATGTCTCCTAGTCTATCTCTATCTATATAGCTATATATCTTGGTGATATATAGCATATATCTAGCACTATCTATCTATCTAGTATAGTGTTAGACACCGAGTACCCCTAAAAAGTTCCGTAACTCATTAGAATCCATATCTTTTACGTCATCGTATATCCTGTGAACCCTTATGTCTGCTACGTTTCGTAGCTGTCTGGCCTGCTTGACTGCTTGCATGTGTGCGTCCGCATCAAGGGCTAAATTGATAGGATGCTCGCTGTCACGTGTCCATCTACGCAGGTCACGTAGCTTGGGCATTGTTATGCGGGTGCCTAGTAAGGCCACACCTATAACACCGTGCTTAGCTAAGCGCATGGCACTGAGTGGGTCTTCCACGCAGCATAGCTGGGTGTGTGCATCCTCACTCTCCGGTACGAACCATGCTATACCTGAGTATCCCTCCTCGAACAGGCTCAAGGACTTAGGCTTGGTATCATCGTACGGCTTGGGCTGCCTGACAATGTCACCTCTACGTACACCTACCCTATCTAGTATAGGTATTACTGCCCGTCCATCTCCTGTCACTCGTATAGCTAGCGGGGTATCGAAGAAGTTCATGTTGAACTCTGCTTCCTCTAGTCCCTCAAGTAGGGTAGTAGGGTACTCCCATGCCGTGCGTCTAGGGGGGTGGGCTGTAACCGTGCGGGTTACGAACGTCCCGTCTGTCTGCACACGCCTGTACCCTAGTGTGCATGATGCTCTCCAGCAGTTGCAATGAGCTGCTACCCCCTCTCGTGTTATAGTCAGGGAGCGCTCACGCTTGCTGCCGCCGTTACATTCGGGGCACATGAACCTACCACGCTCCCCTCTGCCTACCTCGTTGGCTAACGCTTGTAGTTGTGTGTTAGTGTTCATCAGTATGATACCACGTGGCCCTCCATTAGTTTAGTGCTCTGTTCATCAGTCATATGGTACTCTCTTACTAGCATACCTCCTGTTATGTCATGTGCACCCTCGTTAGGATTACTGGCTGGTGGAAATGGCACCCACACTACAGGCACAGCGTTCTTACGTGAGGCGGCACCTATGACATCTGGTGCAGTCCAACTACGCACACCATCAACACTAGGCGCACCGTATTGATTGAGGTACTCTATTACATCACGTGTGTTACAAACGTTATCATATTGCGCATGATCATGGTCAGTTATCATGCACCCAGAGAACTGCTCGGTTACACTAGTGACTTTCGGGATCAGTACATCTCGAAGCATGATCTCTGCGCTATCACATATAGATTTACCTTCTATGCCCCATGCCTCTATGTATGTAGCAGCTACCATGTTAGCCCCTGCCGTAACCCTGAGGTTCATCATGGGTAGCTCCGAGTCATACACCATATTATCTAGGCAATCTTCGTACGGGCCGCTGCTTTCATACTCTTCACTGATGTACTCATAGTTAGTAAACACGCCGACGATGTGCTCCCCTAACCACTTGACAGTGCTGGTACTAGGAGTACTACCGGCCTCTCCGTACCCCTGCCGATCAGTTAGCTGGGCCACTACCATCTCTAAGAACTTCAGTCTACTATCGTCACACAGTGACCGTGAGAAGTGTATGATAAGCTGCCCTACCACACCCTCTGCTAACGTCTTGTAATCATAATCACCATAGTCCTCATCGTACTCCTCTGTAGTGGTAGTACCTGTCAAGCTCCCACCTGCACCAAACGCCCCCTCTACCGCAATCAACAGCTTACTTAATTCACCTCTAGTAATATCTTCTGGGCTAGTGACGTACATGCAAGTACCACCACACATGCTAGGTAAAGACGAGGCCATGACTATAAGTGGCGGATCATCAGCATCAGCCATGTGTAGTATAGAGTTGCCATAAGTAACTTCCGACAAAGCATCTGGATTGCCAATCTGAACGCTAGCGATTGGCTTTAAGATAGGCATGCTAGGCACTAATAGGTGCCGCGTTCTATTTTTATCAACAAATAGCAGTAGTAACTGCTCAAGGGAGAGGTGGCGATCCCCGTGGAGTCTACCAGTAGTCATGCTTAGCAGCTTACGTTCTAACTTAAGGGCTACCTCTCCTGTACTTGGTACTTTACTAGGTGCATTGTATATCATGCTGCTACTCCTTCTATTACAGGCTTCTTAGACGGGGGGATTGGATCCCATATAGACCAGTCAACATCCTTTTCCCATGTCGATTGCATTAGGTGTGGGTGTGTGTTAAGGCTACCGACTGCCTCTTCGGTGAGTGTCTCGGTACCCTCCGCCTCCCATCCAGCAAACTCTAAGTCCTCTACACCCATGCCTATACTACCCTCAGCGTATACCTTTAGGTTAGTGAGCGTACCGCGGAACAGTGGCACACGTGTAGACTTAGGGGTTACACGTAGCTCCTCTGCAAGAGCCTCTTCATAGTCAATCATAGGGATAGGGCTAAGCTTACCCACCACAGGCATAGGCGCATGGCCTGCTACATCCAACCCACCGTATACCATGCCGGAGGTGTCACTGTACACCTGCCCAATAAAGTCAACGGTTCCTACCATGTCCCCTCCACCAGCACTACAGGCTACCCTGTCCAAGCAGTCTCTAAAATCCTGTACATTAGAGGGGGCAATGGTCTTAAATATACGGCCAATAGAGCCTAGTATACTAGCTCTTAGCGGAGCCAAGGCAGTGCAACAGTTCCATATGTCAAGAGCTGAGGTCACGGTTATCCACCCATCGTTCCAAGTGTTACCTTTAGTCGGTGATCTTCTATCGTAATCCCATGGATCATAACTACCATTGTAGTAGTTCTCCCACCACGATGAATCGTTCCAAGAGGCACCGGCTGGTGCTACGTACGTGGGTGTGTACTCTTCTGCTGTAGCGGGGTCACCATTGATAGGTACTGTTAGCAACGTGTTAATCTTTAGCTGCGTCGGTACTATGTCACGATAACCCAACGGATCAGCAGCGTACGTACGTGATAAGCACGACGCTATAGCCCCCGGCTCACTGTGCCACCACCACATGTTGTTCCTCTTATGGAACCACAACGGACGTTCATCGTTGCGCGCAAACCTGAGCGCCTTGATACGTGCATCGTACCACACTAACACATAAGCACCGGGATCAAGCAGCTTGAGTACATCAACAGCATCCGTCGGCTCCTTAGCAGAGATGGCCTTGTATATTGTCTCACTATCATTGATTCCCTTATGATCAGGGAAGTCAACATCAGTGTTGTGTATCGTGCCGTTGTGTACACCTATCACCATGTCCTCATTGAACGGATGGCATGCCTCTATTGTTATCCCGCCTAGTGTAGCTGCCCTAGTGTGGGCTATCACCCACCTACCGTCACGTGTCATGCTCTCCATGTCGTGACGTGACACCACCTCATGTGCTGCCTCTATTCCTTTACGGAACACGGCGCCCTCGGTGTGATCTAATCCTCCTATGATTACCCCAGTACCATCCACACCACGCATAGTACTGGCTAGCATTAAGTTGTATTGAATACGAGCACTCTCCAAGGAGTAGCCCGCCCTTCCTAATGATAAACTTCCTGATATTCCACACATATAACTACTCTCCTAGGTCTAGCGTTATCATTGACTCGTCACTTACTAACTCATCATAAAACGTACCAAGCGTAACTTCACCCTGTATACCTACACTAACAGATGGAGCAGCCCATTCACGTATCCTGTCCTCTGCGTCAGCAGGGGTTATACTAGGCATAGGCCTGCGCAAGCGTCTACGAGGGGATAGCCTACTCACTGTACTGGCAGGTACACCTTGGGTGAGTACATCTATCTTACGTCCGCACGCTAAGCTACTGTACACATCACACGTTTGTTGTGACGTAAGTTTCTTAGGTGCTACGTCCATCATGTAGCTTGCGTACTCAAGTAGATCGTGCCCGTTCCAGATAGGACGCATAGCTCCCTCTACTATGCCAGCACACATGTGTATGTACTCAGCTATACGATTTATTATACAGGCAGGGTTAGACATGGCAGGTGTCTGTAGGTGACGAAACTCCACGCTACCGTACGTATGTGTAGCCCCTAGGTTTAGGCCTGAGTATTTAGGGCTGCTTTGTACAGCCTGAGCCCATCCAAACGAGGAGTCATCGAAGTAAGCACGCAGTAGGTCATGTACGTGTGCGCTGCCCTTTGACCAAGGCACACAGAACACAGACTCATCACGTCCATCACCTACAAACTCATAGATACTAGGCTCATTGATGTAGTACCCAACAGCTATACGTGCGTACTGCTCACGGGTAGCGTGCCTTACGTTACAGTGCACGTGTACTGCTGCCCTGAACGTGTCGCATATACCCTCAAGCATAGGTAGCACCTGTGCCAGTGACATGAGCAACGTATCCCTAGGCATAGGCCCATTAGATACCAGCTCGAACCCGTCGCCGCGTAGAGAGCCTTCGGATTTTATCTGCCACCTAGTAGCAGGCATATTGTTTATAGTGTGCATAGCGTCTGAGTAGGACATGCCCTCTGACTCTATCTCTATCTCACACGCGTACAGCTTATGGTCTTCATCCGGAATAAGCAGGTAGCTCTCTGCCCCCAATCCCCACTCACTCCACTTAGCTGCTCTGAACGCAGCTGTGCTACTTGATAGGGCTTGCATCTATCATATCCTCCTTGGCTACTGGGTTACACCAGTCACCTGTAGGTACTTGTTGTATATCGTCACCACTAAGGTACTGTTCTGCTACCTTACCCTTGAACACGTATACCCAGCACGCCTGCTCATTAACAGTGACGGCCACTCGTGTGTACCAGTCAGGGTGATTCTCTAGCCAATCAAGATGCTCTACCTGATCTACCCAAGGCACCTCCCCTTCACTGAACATCTCCACTGTGACCTCGGCATCAGCATCGTCCGACTCCACTATGAACGGGATGGTATCGTACGTAATGTTACTCATGACGTACAGCTTGTACCCCTTGAGTGTATGTACACCATGGCTGACAGCGGCACGTAACAGACCATGGTTCCAGTAACCTGAGCGCAGCGTGCCGTACACGGCTACGTAACCACATTCGTATGGATCAGGGTGGACTTGATGGGCGTGTGTCAAAGCATTTGAATTATACATATGTTATCTCCTTTATATATTACGTACGTACGTTATTGGCTGTGACCTGCGGCACGGTGGTAAGCTTAGCCCGTATCACGGAGGTTACTGTAGCCTCTATAGTAGACGTTGGTTTGCATCGAGGGGTGAACACAAGGCGAGTACCCTGTATCTCTATGCGTCCAAGCATAGCCCCGTTAGTTAACAAGTAACCATAAGTCTCACCCTGTTCAGGCACGAAGGCTGTGTTATGGTTAAGTACGATAGGCCTAGCTTCCTTGGCTACCAAGCTATTGAGTACCGATAGATACCACGACGAGGAGAACTCATTGTTCAGCCTGTGTGCTATCTCCTGCACTAAGCTAGAGAACGGTAGCATAGCTGCGCTACGAGGAGTCATGACCCTAGCTACTGCGTTAGACGTAGCGCCAGCATCTATCACTGGCATAGACTTGAGCCTGCGTGTGTGTAGTCCCTTGTGCCTAGAGCGTGGTGTACTGCTAGTCAGTAGCACCAGTGAATCGTTTAGCACAAAGTACCCTAGCTTAGGCTCATACGTAACCCAATCTGGGCTACGGAACGGAGCTAGAGGAGGCACCATAAGGGGCGACCCCCCGAAGTACCTCATGAACGGAATCATGCAGTCACGACAATCCAAGGACTCAAGGGTGTCACACTCTGAGTATATCAGGCACATCTCTCCGTCCTCATCCTCCATCCTAGTGTCAGGAGTCACAGCAACCCAGCTATCCTCTATGATATGGAACAGTACCGATGTACCCCAATAGAAGTCGAAGTCGTGGAACGTCATCTCGCTATAAGGAATCACGTCACACCTCCCATACACTTGCTACCATGTCGAACACTAAGGATAGATAACTCTCGGCGTTAGTGGCGAGTAGAGCACTGGCACCTAACGACCTGTACTCCACACCATAAGGAGTGGGACGGAACACTCTCCGCCTACGGTACCAGCTACCTTGACCCACGTTAACCCCATCCATAACCATAGGGTACACCACGTCATCCAACTCAGTGATGAACTGTGCGGTTAGCTCAGGGCTATCCAAGAACGGGGGAGGTAACGATATATGTATGTGTCCCCCACACTCACGCACAGTAGCACTACGTACACTCGGAGGCACTGACCTACGCACAGTCGTACCGTTAGGTAGCACGGTGAAGTCAGGCATACACCCAATGTCCAGTAAGCGTGTAGCCCACCGCTGCCCCACTAAGGACGTGACATCAAAGCTGTCCATTGCGTGCAGGTCATAGCCAACTGCCGTTTGCGTACGAGCTTTACCTTCACGTATCCTGTGCATGAACTCATCCAAGCTAGGGGTAGGTGCGAACCCATACTCAGCAGCCAACCCATCACGGTGTGCCCAGTACCCATCGTGCAGGTCGAGGCGCTCACCCTTAGGGGGTAGGTTACCTAACAGCTCACTCCAAGCTTGCCACGAGTCATCACTGATAGCGTTGTACATAACAAAGGCAGGCATCAGCTCCATATCTGAGCCTACCAACCTTTCATTTACTCTTTGCATCATTACTCTCCATAACCTCATTGATTATATCATCAGTAAAGGGATCACTAAGCACTACCCTCATAGTAGGTGCTACAGGCACGACCTTCTTTACTACCTGCTTGGTGGTTGTCTTACGTTCTTTACCGAACACCGCATCACCAGCTATAGTGATACTAAGTGCCTTGTCATTAAACGTACCACTCACCGGCTTGCCGTCCTTCTTAAGACGAGAGATAGCCACCATGGAGGGTGACGGCAGCTCGTCCCGCTCATCGGCGGCGAACTGAACTGACATAAACCCCGTGCACTGCTCCAGTGCTTTCTTAATGGCTTTCTTCTGAGATGACGCCGTGATCTTATCGACCATGATCTCTTCCATAATCCAAGGCGGCACGCCGTTACTACCTGTCTTGCGCGTGCGCCTAGGTACGGCTACTCGTGCTGAGTATACTGGCATAGTTTATTTCTCCTCTATCTCAAGTATAACTTTAGCCCCGACTACCTGCCTAAAGGTAGAGCCACTCTTAGCAAGATCGCAGCTACCCAGTACCTCCCCACCAGCTAAGAACAGCACTGTGTTACCGCCATTGTTACGGCGCATAACTATGTACCTACACCCCGAGTCGTTAGCAGAACCAATGTACACACCCTCTGGTGCCCTAGCCTGTAGCTCTCTACCATTGTAGCCCAGTTGTTTCCCTGCTTTAGAGTTGCATCGTAATACTTTCATTATACATATCTCCTTATAACGTACAGTACGTTATGTTACCTCATTAGCTAACCGGGCAAACGCATCGACAAACATACCTTGTGTGTTGCCAGCGTCTAAGCCCGGTGCTGAGTTGATCTCTACTAAGTACCACTCCTTAGTGGCGGTGTCTATCAGTACATCGACACACCCCCACGTGAGTAGCTTAGCAGTAGCACTAGCTATCTCCTCGAACACGGCTGGGTCGGTGACATCCATGTCGTTGTGACAGAACGACCATCCGTTCTTCCACGCACGCACCACCTGCCGTATACGACTGTCCCACCATACATCAGCTTCACTAGGTGAAAGGAACTCAAGCAGCTTACGCCTGCTCTTTCGTTTCTTTTGCACCACGTCCACTAGCTTACCCTCGTTCATGAACACACGGTACTCACGTAGCCCACGCCTACGCTTAAGCACAGTGTACAAGCGAGCACTAGGCAGAGGGGCAGGAGGGCACAGCACTATACCTCGGCCACTGTGGGAGCTGACCAAGGTACGTGCTACTATAGTTTCCCCTGCATCTATCGCCTCTTGTGCATTGTCTATGTCTAGGTAATAGTCAAGGTGGTGACCCGGCGCTACCTCCTCGAACGCCTGTTGCATCTTAACCTTATCGCAAGATACCTTGACCTGATCGGGGTGGTTGAGGATAACACAGTCACGTGGCAGCCTGTCCCACCACACAGGGGTGGTACTAGTACCGTAGTTAATGAGTAGCTTCACTCGCTCTGGCCTGTACTTAGGCACGTGGTTAGGTGTGACACGGTACGCATCCACACCTAGTGCATTGAGTCGGCGTGTAATGAACGCTGACCAACACATAGTCCATCGTTTAGAGCGAGCAAGCACGAACACTTGCGGGTTATCCATGATCTCTCCTTTAAGGTGTAATGTCATTTAATAACTGATGAATAGCCACGGCTTGTGGGGATACTAAGTCTGATAAATTACCCACGAACATGATCAGCCCTATTACTAGGATGATGCCACGTAGTACGTACACGCTCTCCTTATCAAACGTCTCCTCCATCTGACGGTAAAGCTTAGGGTATACGCTAACAGCTATCAGTATTGCGCCCGCCACTATCCATACAACTGACGCCCATATAAAGTAGTGGGTGTAGGCACTGATGGTACCGGAGGTAGCCTCGCCTAATATAGTGGTGATATTGCCTATGATGGTTTCGTTATCCATTTCCATACATCTCCTTGTTAAAATCATCGAGAGCATCGGCCTCACCAGTAGGTGGTGGCTCTTGCTCTAGTTCATCGGCTAGCATGCGTAACGCTACAGCTAACCGTCCGTTCACTACTATACGTTCGAACTTGTTCAACCCGCTAGTTGCATGGTTGACTCGCGTACGTACGTCGTGCATTATAGTCTTGGATAGTCCAAGCACCTCGTTAAGATTCATAACGTAGTCTCCTTTCGTATTCTTCTAACGCAGTGTACAAGTCGTACCCATAAGCATCTGGATGTAACGCTATGATAGTATCCAGCTCTTTACTGCTACACTTGAAGTGTGTACTCACACCTCCACCATAGTCACAACCAGCAAGCAGGAATACATAAGCGTCCTGTCCATTAGGGTGGTAGTGTACTATAAACTGATACCCATGGGTATCATCCCAGTCCCCGTATATAATGTGATGATCTAGTAGCTCCTCTTTCACGGCATCTCTCCCTTGTTCACAGGTACACGCCACACCGCGTGTACTCCCTGCTTGGTACGTATCTTACGGACAGAGAACTTAAACTCAGGATGATTACGTGCCCACCTGCAAGCGGCGGAGCCAACACGGTCAGCCTCCTCTGAGTGAAACTCAAAGCAATCACCAACCTCCATGGATGGGAACGGATACGTAAATCTCCCGTCCTCAGGTAGGGGCAGTCCCTTTAGTATACGATACATGTGTTCCATTATAATCTTACTCCGTTAGGCACATGAAAAAATGGGTGGCAGTGTGAACACACAGGTACGTGCTTACCTTGTACCTCCGCAGTCCACCAGCCCACCCTATCAGCTATGTCATTGTCCCTGCCACACGAGTTACAGTATGATCCATGCGGGTCGTCCTTAGTAGCAGCGACTATGTCCCCAGCCTTAGAGGGTAGGTACACAGAGGCTAGCTTAGGGGAGAAGTTCATGCCTTGTATACTCATGACTTGTACCTCCAATGATCAGGGCCTAGTGTAACACGCCAGCCTGCGTCCTTAGTCCAGTGCTTGTCCTCCTCATGAGCAAGGCCACCGTTAAGGGAGTCACGCTGTACCTTAGCGTTAGCTTTACACGGGTGCATGTCACCGTGCTTGCGTGTGTTGATATTGTATAACTGGAACAGGTTACTCATGATGCTGCTCCCCATGCTGTGTTGATGTTCTTAATGTACCGTTCACACATGCGTCTAGTGCCTGTGTACGCACCGAGTACATTAGGGTGGCCGGTACACGGTAACGCCTCAGCGTACGCCGTGCATGTACCGTCCGCGTTGTCTCGTATCTCACAAGAGATAGAGTCAGCTCTCATGTAGAAGGTCTGTGCTAGGTTAGCACGGTACCGCCTACGTAATTGATGTTTGTTTAGTTCACGCTTCATAGTTGTTTAACTCCACTGTGATGTATAGCGTACGATACGCTATAGGTGTGTAAAAATAACAGTTAATACCCAGACCCATACTACTACCACTAACACTAGCAGCGGGACGTCCCGCAATCTGATATAGTCTTTCATTACGCATCCCTCATAGTGAGTGGGTCTATGTAGCTTGTAACCCCCATGTCCCCGGCCTCTGCATCAGCAAGAGCCATGTCTAAATCAGTAGACAACTCATGCTCCTCTAAGTCACACTCGTGTACTGTAAGTCCATCGAGATAGGCTTGTGCCTCATGCTCTGACGTGAACCCTCCGTACGTATCGGTTACTCCAAGGGACGGGCACTCTGTTACTACGCACCATCCCTCCCTTGCATGGTTACGTGACACATACCGCCCACTCTTGGCGACTCGTGACATGTCCCACTCTTTACGTGCCATAACAACACTAGACACTGGTACTTGTACCTGTTTTCGATCAGTCATTGTATCGTCCTCACTATTATTACGAACACCAATAGGGCTAATGCCCACGCCAAATTAACTAACGCTCGCTTAACTTTGTTATTGATCATCTTATAATACCTCCTTAGTTTATGTGAAGTTATCCACAAGGATAGCTAACGTATATAGTGCAGCCATAGCAATACAGAGGGCTAACATAAAGCCTAACGCCTCGGCTACTACGAGTGCCGCGAATTTTATTCGATCTTTCATAACACGTATACCTCCCATGCTTTAATGATACCCGCTACGCACACGCACAGCGCGGCTACCACGAGGGGAGTTACCACTCGCCCTAGTAACCTGCGCTCGTACCATCCACGTATCGGCCAGCTTTTACATCCTATGGTATAGTTGTCCCACTTAAGGAACGCTAACCACGCCTGTGCTACGAACAGTATCGCTAGCACGTACATCACGGACACACACAGTACGTGCAGTACCAGTATGAACGCTCCAAACCACGTTGGTTCTACCATGACTTAGGACACTCCTCTTTAAGCTCGTTGATCCAAGAGTATAACATGTCCTCTATCTCGGCGCGTGTGTCCTTAAGCTCGCGGTATAGAGTACGCCACCGGTCAGCACGATCACTCTCGGAGCGCACAGCCCTAGCTTGGACAACTATCTGTTTCTCACGCCCAGCTATAATCTTAGACAGCCGCAGTATATCTTCATCACGTACGCCTAATCGCTTGCGGCATTGCAATAGCTCCTCGTAGTAATCGACAGGCGGGTTACTGGCTCGGCCAGCGTTGTACCCGTTATCGTACGCACGGTTGTAGTTGGTGTCGTTACACATATTTATATACCTTCGGTGCTCTTTGCCTTGCTTGTAGCACACGCACCTAACATCTTGGTTACACATATTTATATACCTCTCTTTACTTATAACGTATGTACGTCATACGCACCGTTAAAACGTAAAACAAGCTTGCCTAATCCACGATAATAGCAAGGAGTGTCACACGTGTACGTGTGTGGATGCTACTACTGTGGACTAGACAAGCCAGTCTATAGGTCTAGTATGCTTTACAAATCTCTTGTAACTTAGTCGTTAACGCGTACGCCTCCACCCAATCACTATCGTACATGTCAACTATGTCTTTGTATCGTGCGCACTCACGCACCTTATCCTCGTAACGTGCGTGCTGTTCAATGATACACGCGTCACGCTCTTGTACCCTAGTGGTGAGTGTATCAACACTCTCTCGTAGTGCCGTGCGCTCGTTGCACAGATTGATTAGCAGTGTTGTTTGTGTGTCACTCATGTTTATGTACCTCTATCGTGTGTGTGTGTGTGTGGATACACGCAGCCCACCACTTGATGGGCGTGTGTGTCGGGTTATCGTATAACGTACGGGACGTTATGCTGCTTTCGCTGCTGCTTTCGCTTTCGCCGGACTCTTGACTGCATCAAGCAGTTCTTTGTGCGCTGCTTTGAGCTTGATCAAGACACCAGCAGGTATTGCTTTCGGCCACGTTACGCCGTCCGCCGTAGTTACCAGCGCGTTAAGCTCACGGAACTGGTCGAGGGCGTTCGTGCCACGCATTGCCTTACGTATCTTCTGCACGGTAGCATTGATACCGTCACCTTTCGCCTTGCCCACTTTCTTTAAAGCCGCGAGACCCTCATGCTCGTAGATCAAGGCCAGCTTAGACACGATACTCGTTAACGTGTTGCCCATGCTAAACGAACCGTTAAGGTGCGTCTTGTTCGGTGCTTTGGTAGTCACGAAAGGCGCTACCATTGCATCTGCACCTTTAGCCGGATAGAGCAACGAGGAGTAGTTGGATGCAGAGCGCACTACGTAGTCGTGCCATATCTTCACCGACTCTACAAGTTTATCCTTTCGTGTTGCCTTGCTGCATCTCGCGCCTATTGCGTCCGCGTTCTCAATAATGACAGTGATCACGCGCTCTGTGAGTGTACCCGCGTTCGTTGCCATTATCGTGTGGCCTATGCTATGCTCTACCATAGCAAAGCCGATACCGGCGTCGGTGGATACTGTATCCTGCGTTTGTAGATTCAGCATAATTGCATTAACTAGCTCTTGTTGTTTACTCATGTTATAG